GTCGACAAAGCATTTATGCAAAACTCGATTGATGTTAAAATCAGTTCGAGTAATCCTGACAGACTTGAAACTTTCTTCAGGTATAAGCGAAGCGGAGTTGCTCGTATTTCGAGCACTACAGCCGAAGCTGGATTCAATTTTGGAACATTAAACTAACAAAAATACTATGGCGGTCGGCGGTGATATCGTAGAAATTACTTTCAATCATCCAAGTTCAAATATTGGGTCAGGTGTTTTCGCCGCAAAATCTGGTGAAGGAAACACTTACGACACCGGAGGTTTTCGCACAGAAGATGATGCAAACAGCGTCACCGGATCAGGATCACCAATCTGGAAAAAGAACAGAAAGATGGGATTCTTTCAGATTGTGGTAGAGAACGACATGAATGTGAATCAAAATCTTGAAAAGATCGCGCTGATGGCTGCACATCCTGTGCCAGCTGAGTGGACCTTCACGGTTATCAACGGTGCGGTGTACAAAGGCAGCGGAAAGCCAGTGGGAGATATCACCGGGAACATCAACGATGCAACGGTACCGCTAAAGGTTGCAGGAGCGGAGTTTAAAAAAATCTCAGGATAATATGGGACAAATTGTAAGAGAAGTTGCAGAACAGGAAGTCGCGAACTGGCTTGATCAAAAAAAAGTTAGTTCTAAAAAACGCGAACTTCATAAGGATCATATTGAGAACCTGATCGAGTCGGTCATGGACGGGACGTTAACTGTCACTCCTGAAGGAGGGTTTGTTCAAAGGTTAAAGTTTCCACTGGTCGCCGAGGATAAGAGCCAGATCGAAACGCTGATATTCAAGCAGCGTGTGAAGATTGAAACGATTCAAATGCATTTGCAAGGGGTGAAAGGGACTGATAACATCGGGATGATCAACGGTTATATAGCTGCACTCACCACAAATCCGAAGGCATTGATCAAAACTCTGGATACCGAGGATTTCGCAATATCATATGGGATAGCAATTTTTTTTATGTAGACGAGGAAAGCCTCGTCAACATTATCAATTCTATATATCGCGAACATCATTGGGCACCGGAGATAATCGGTGCCCTTTATATTGATGAGCAGGACTATCAAGGAATGGAATTCATCTATAACGATATCATTCAACATCAAAAGGATATTAAGAACGCATGAAGGCATTTACAATACCTACCATCTTCTCAGCTGTAGACAAGGTTAGTGGAACGGTAAGAAGAATGTCGGGCACGGTGTCCTCCTACTTTGGGAGCATGTCTAGCCAGGTCCTAGGTTTTGTATCAGCGGCTGCATTAGCCGCAACTATTCTTGGAGGATTGACATTTTCAGGAAGAGCAATTATCGACTATGAGAACGCAGTTCAATCGTTTCGAACGATTGTATCGGATTTGAATGATTCAGATTTTTCAAAGTTCGAAAAGAAAATTTCCGAGGTCGCTTTTGCTACAAAGAAGTCGACGATTGATGTCGCCAAAGCATTTGAAATGATTGCGGGATTAAACGCAAAGTTTGCCGAGACTCCAGGATCTATTGCAATGGTGACGAAAGCCGCAATCACTTTATCGAAAGCCTCAAAGGATGATTTAGGAAAATCAGCATCAAATCTTACCGGTATCCTCAATCAATTTAACCTCGGCGCAGAATCATCTGACCGTGTTATTAACGTACTGGCTGCTGGCGCGGCCGTAGGTGCCTCCTCGATTATTCAAACAGCTGACGCCTTCACGGTCTTCGGAGCAGTCGCAAAGGATTCAAATCTTTCGTTGGAGGAAAGTACCGCACTGGTTAACGTTTTGGCTAAGAACCAAATCTTTGCTGCTGAAGCGGGTACCGCGCTAAGGGGAACAATGATCCGGTTGAAAGATTCCGGCCTCGGCTATAAAAGCGGACTATTCAACATTCGAGATGCCTTGATTGAGGTCAACGAAAAGCTTGGAAAACTTAAAACGTCAAAAGAGAAGGATGCATTTATAAGTAATACGTTCGGCACGATCAACGCAACAACAGGAACAATACTGCGGAATAATATTGAGTTATTTGATCAATTCACCAAAGGTGTGACAGGGACATCTGAAGCAACTAAGGCGGCAGAAATAAATTCGAACACCCTTTCCAATCGATTGCAAGAACTAAAAAACACGTGGATCAGCATCATTACCTCGACCGACCAAACAACGCAATCATTAAGTACAGCAAAAACGATCGTCGTTTCCCTAACCAATAACCTGGAGAGTATAGTTTCAATTGCAACAAAAGCAGTGATAGTTTTCCTTGCATGGAAAACCGTACTGCTTGCTTCAAGGGTTGCATGGGCTTTTTGGAATATTTCTCTAGGCATTAGTAACGCCTTGCAAAAGAAAGCGGTCGTATATACTGCCGCACAGACGTTAGCAATGAAAACGCAAGGCTTCGTAACTAGGGCCCTAACAGCATCCACATGGTCACTCAATGCAGCGCTTGCCGCGAATCCTGTAGGATTAGTCATAGTTGGGGTTTTGACACTCGTCGCTGCAATAGCCTTGATAATAAACAAGTGGAATGAATGGGGAGCGGCGATCTCTCTTTTTATTCCAGGTTTAGGGCTTGTCATATCGACGATTCAGTCATTCAGGAGAAATTGGGATATGGTTGTGAAGGCATTCAAGGATGGAGGAATTATAGCCGGGATCGTGGCAATTCATAAAGTGCTGTTTGATGCGCTACTTCAGCCAATGCAGCAGATATATCAGCTGCTACATAAAATCACAGGAGTTGAAATGTTTAGGAATGCCGCACTGGGAATTCAAAAAGCTCGCGAACAACTCGGGGTAAACACCAAAAAAGATGAGAACGGCGAAGTATTACCAACAATAAGTACAAGGGCGGCAGAACGAGAAGTCGCCAGAGAGGCGGCAACTTCTTTCAACAAGACATACAGTTCTAAGCTTGTGATAGTGGATGAAAGTGGGCGAGCAAGAATGGATAATGACAATCCGATGATTTCAATGATGCCCGAAGCTGGAAGTACATACAAAAAAGGTTGGAGTGTTCAGGCAAATTAGTGCATGGATATAGCAATTAAAGAAACGGGCAATGGGCTTGACATCATTAAGACGTCAAAGGATCTTCTTGTGATTTTCGGATTTCAGAACATGCCATACCTAGCGTTATTCGGAGGCAACGTTGCTTCGTCCACGCCTATAAAAAGGCTTGCTTCAGAAGAGGCATTCGACTGGTGGGGTAACTCTTTGCTAATGGGTAACGAGCCAGCAATCCAGTTCAATTCTTTAACGGAACGCGCATTGAGAGAAACCCCGCTCACTTCATCGGGTCGCGTGCAAATACAACAGGCCATAAAAAGTGATCTGGCATTCATGAAGCCATTCGCACGCGTGGGTATCGCTGTGGCAATCGTCGCGACAGACAAATTGATTCTTGGAATCAGGATCATTCAGCCGGATAACCTCGAACAACGCGAATTCATTTTTATGTGGGATGCTGCACGCGGTGAGTTGTTAAATCCTTATGACGATGGAAGTACACCTGATCCGGTTCGATCAGGATTTGATTACACTTTAGATTTTGAATTTGAATGATCAGCATTCCAACGATATCCGAACTGTACGATGGCATCATCGACAACATTGAAGCTGAATATGGGAGCAACATTCCGCTGTTTGGAAAAAACTTCCTTCGGTGTATCGCGGCAGTGCAGGCAGCGAAGTTGAAGCTCTATTACCTGGCGATCGGTCATCTTCAAAAGAATATCTTCATCGACACCGCTGATCCGGAGTCGATGGGCGGAACGCTAGAAAGGTTTGGAAGAATCAAGCTTGGCCGCGAACCGTTTGGCGCCGTTGCCGGATCTTATAATGTTACTGTAACAGGCACAATCGGCGCAACGCTTCCGGCATCATCAACCTTCAAAAGCGATGATGACTCTTTAAATCCTGGAAAGCTGTTCATTCTTGATGAGGCACACATAATGGTAACTGTTTCCGACTCAATCGTTGTTCGAGCACTTGAAGCCGGAACCGGAAGCAAACTAATGATCGGCGATACGTTGAGTTTAACTGCGCCGATTGCAAACGTCAATCGGGCAGCAACGGTCACAACTGAATCTGTTGAGCCTTTGGCAGCGGAGACCGTTGAAGAATACAGGACCAAGGCGCTTGCCGCATATCGGCTTGAACCAAACGGAGGATCCGCGAGTGATTACAGGCTGTGGGCATCAGACGCACAAGGAGTTCAACGTGTGTACCCGTATGCGCGAAGCGGATTTGCAAATGAATTGAATATCTATGTAGAGGCAACAATCGATGACTCAACCGATGGATTAGGGACACCCTCCGCTGCTCTTCTTGAAAGTGTCGAGGATGTGATCGAACTCGATCCGGACACCTCCAAGCCAATCAATGAACGGGGAAGAAAACCGCTCGGCATATTTAACATAGAATATCTTCCGGTGACAATCAAAGAGGTTGACATCGAGATCACCGGTTTCGTCGGACTAACTGCAGCAATCCAAACTTCGATATTTAATGCGATAAAAGCGGAGATCGATAACATCAGGCCATACATTGCAGCAGCGGATACACCGGAAAGCAAAAACGATATTCTCGATGTGAATAAAATTATTTCCATCATCTTATT